CGCAAACCTTCGAAATGCAAACCTTCAAGGCGCAAAACTTGCGAAGTCCAACCTTCGAGGCGCAAACCTTCGAAATGCAAACCTTCAAGGCGCAAAACTTCGAGGCGCCGACCTTCAAGGCGCCGACCTTAGAAGCGCCTACTTTGAAGGCGCCAAACTTCAAGGCGCAAACCTTCAAGGCGCACGTGTAAGATTTTCAGACATTCAAGGCTCCGACCTTCGAGACGACAAAATTCAATACTGTGAATAACTCTATTTTGCATGAAAGTTAAGTAAGCATTTACATCGTTATGTAAATGAGTTTTCAACACGTCATAATCTAGGCCATGATACTATCGCTTGCCTAAATGCTGTAACTGATGCTATGGTTGGTCGCAGATTGACTTATAAAGACCTAAAGGCGGTAGCGTAATGACCAAAAAGAAAAAAGATTTATATGGTCAATTCCTTCCAGTGCTAGATGCGGTACTTGCGCCTATTAACGCTCCAAGAAATTACAAAAGAGAAAAGCTTACAACTTTTATAGATTTATTCTGTGGAATTGGTGGCTTTCACTCGGCGGCGCATAGTTTAGGTATGGAATGTGTATTTGCTTGCGATATAGATGTGGAAGCAAGAAAAGCCTATGAACATAATTATAAAATCACTCCTTATGGTGATATAACCGCTATAAAAGCAGAAAATATTCCCGACCATGATTTGCTATGCGCTGGCTTTCCTTGTCAGCCTTTTAGCATAATAGGCAATAGACAAGGCTTTAGCGACCCTCGCGGAACATTATTTTTTGAAATAGCGCGGATTATTAGAGAAAAGAAGCCTAAAGCAGTTTTACTTGAAAATGTTAAGCAGTTATCTTCTATCAACAAAGGTGAAACTTTAAGAAGCATAATTGAAACCCTACATCAATTAGGTTATTATGTGGATTATAAGATTCTTAATGCCCTAAATTTCGGAGTGCCTCAAAAAAGAGAGCGCATATTGATTGTCGCCACTCGCAAAGATATTGGTAAATTCCCATGGCCTGATAAGAAAATACCAATGAAGCCGCTTAAAGATATTCTGGAAAAGAAACCAGACCCTAAGCACTTTGTATCAGGGCGCATAAAAAACGCAAGATTACAAGCTCATACCCCAACTGCAACACCTTCAATCTGGCATGAGAATAAAAGCGGTAATATTTCAAGTTATCCATATTCTTGCGCGTTAAGGGCTGGTGCTTCGTATAATTATCTATTAGTAAATGGCGAGCGCAGATTAACACCGCGTGAAATGTTGCGCTTACAGGGCTTTCCTGATACTTTCGATATAGTTTGTAACGACACACAAACCAGAAAGCAAGCTGGCAATGCTGTGCCAGTTCCCATTATAAGAGCAGTTTTAGAGAGATTATTAGATGTCCACTGATGATACACGCCTTCGCGGAAATAAAAACAGATTGCAAAGTGCGTGGGCGTTAGGTTCTCTGCCTCGAAAAGTTATAACTGGAATAGGTAAGCAATTAGTGCATAGGCTTGCTGTAGGTCATTCAGATATAACAGGTGATGACTTCGGTACTATAATAGATTTACTTGGCAATATCACGGAGGACAATTTACCATCAAAAGGCATATTCCAGGCTCGGCGGTAAAATTCATTATAAATAAGAATCCGCCGTTAATAGAGCCAGAACATATCTTGAGGTTAGCAAAATTTGAAGATAGCTGGATTGAAATTATTGGCTAGCTATGTATATAAATCCCCTATTTTGCATGAAAGTTAAGTTGGATATGGTATGTGCGGAAATTTCACATACCAATCAACTTGGACTTATTAATAATTTAAAAAACCCCTTACCTTTTTCATGGGCGCAAAAGCCATCATGACGGAATCAGCCAAGTTAGGAGATCTTGCCCCGTCTGGTAACTTGTCTATCAATATTTTACCGGAATTATTTTGTTTGAATTGTGGTTGTATTAATTCTGATATCAATTTATTGAGCATATTTTGCCCATTACTGTTTTTTATATCGCTCGGTATGGAAATGATATCATCTAAATGAATATCTTTTTTGTTTGTTGTGACTGCTCTATGCGTCTTCTGAAAACGTCGCCTCAAAGCCCACCAGCTTTGGGCTTTGTAATTAGCAAAATAATCTTCATTTGTTCTGCTTGCCGATTTACCCCGTACAATATCATCAGCAAACGGATCATCTTTTGGGTCAATGACTTTACCAGAGCCGCGAAAAGCGACCATCTCAATGATATTTTTTCTTTTTTCATTAAGCACGGTTGAATCGCCTCTTGCACTCGCGCCTAGTCCGTCTGCATCATAAATCATTTTTTCTATTTCCCAATCATCACAAAATAGAAAGGCTTTTTTCAAAGTTAGAAATAAATCTAAGTCTTTTCCGCTCCAAGACTCAATTTTTTCTAATAAAATTCCATGACGCATACTTAATGCATTTATGTCTTTACCTTGATCAGCAATATCTAAGGCACAAAGCCTATCGCCAGAAATTTCTAAATTTAACTTTTTGTGCGCATCTATTGCAGATTGTACCCAGTCGGACTGGATAACCGTATTTTCAACGGAATTCCAATAATCCAGGTCGAGTTCTTGCGCAATGATAATGGGGTCATCTATCTCATTACATTTTTTTTGATACCAATCTTCATCCTTTCCTGGATGATCGCGCCAGTGCAAAGATTGAACATCTACTTTTCCTCCCCAGCGTTTTCTAGCGAAAGGATTGTTCATGCCTCGCGGGGTCGATATATCTTGACGACAATTTGTTGTTTGAGATAAAGCTGCTTCTACGGCTTCCGGGTGCGGTAAAAATGCGCTTTCGTCCACAAAGTAAATACTTGCCCTATCTCCCCGGCCTAGATTGTCACCAGCTTCCCCCGTTATAATTGATCCGGTATGTGGAAACATGATGCGCATGTGAAATGAGTTTTTTTTTTCATTCCAGCCGTTGTTAAATTCTATCGGGAGATTATTAACAAAAGATCGGATTTTAAAAAAAATTGATTTTGGGTCTCCAATTTTGTCAACGTACTCTTCCTTTCTTGATCCAAAGCCAATACTGATACCTTCATTAAACAAACATAATGAGGCAGCGGTACATGCACTAAGCCAGCTAACCCCCATATCCCGCGATTTATCAGTGAGGCCGGGTTCGCCATTTTTCCATTTTTCTATTACCCATTCTACCCACTCTTCTTGTCTCTGAAACAACAAAAAAGGAATATTGACAGGCAATCCCCGTTCAGCGTTGCGGGGGTCAATAGTAATTCCCCAATCGATTATAAATTGTGCAATGTTATCCTTATAATATTTTTTTAGTAATAACAAAGACTCGGGATTTTCCCGTATTTTTTTCAATTTATCGATACGCCATTGGAAAACTTTTTGATAATCGGGATTTTTAAAATCAAAGTCAAAAGGAATAGGCATTTGTTTTTATAAAAAATCTTCGTAATTACATTTAAAAATATTAGCGAGCTTAATCGCTAGATATTTTCCGCAGCTTCGATTACCAGTTTCAATCGCACTGATATAAGTAGACACAGTGTCTAGCATCTCTGATAATTGTTTTTGAGTATATCCATTTGATTTTCTAAGTTCTTTTAAAAAAAGCCCTTTTTTTTTCATGTTTTCACAAATTTGATGAGATATATCAAAGTGATTTTTTTTCATAAATGCCTATTCCAATTTTGTCATATGTTATAAGAAGAATTTAAAAATTCATCTGTATATTTTGTGCCGGGTATCTCCCCATCGTTTTCATATAAAATTTTCATAAAAATCTCATCCCTGTAAATTTTCTGATTTTTTGGTGCTAAAATGTTGACTTTAACCTGCTTCCCTCTGACTTCCAATATGTTGACGCTAACTAGATTCCCGTTAAGATCAATAATCTTAATAGATTCCCCTGCTTGCCGTGTTAAAACTAAAGATCCGTAAGAAGAATCATGATTTTTCATAATTTCCATTAAAAAATTCCTTATATTGTTTAAAATTAAATCAATTGCATTTTACCAACAAAGTTGGCATTTTTAAATATAACACATTTTGCATGAATTGGCAAAAAAATATAATAATGTATAATATATATTTTATACGTTTAGTTTAAATTTTTAACTAAATATCATACACGAGGATGATATGTACAAATTTATCGCGTCTTTTAAAAGTAAAAAAGACAAAAAATCTGATAATTTTAAAAACAGAATTGTTACACATGATGAAATTTTTGGTCATGATAATAATGAGGAATCTTTATTGACCGAATTACAATTTTTAAAATCAGATCCCAATTATCTCTATCGTCAAAAAGCAATTGATCAAAAAGCACAAAGACAAGCTTTTGATAAAGCGTTTCCAATTCAAGAAGTCACAGGCTACCCGAATCGCTTATTAAAGCATGGAGAAGCGATGGATGATTACTCGGGAGGCAGCTCAATAAAACCTTTTTTTAATCAAGCAGCAATTCCGGCTGCATTGAGCAATTGGTACTCCAGTCAAAGCTTTATTGGTTTTCAAAATTGTGCCATGTTAGCTCAACATTGGTTAATTGAAAAATGTTGTTCTATGCCCGCAGAAGACGCAATCAGAAAAGGATATGACCTGACAATGAACGATGGTGTAAAGGTTCCTAATGATGTGTCTACATTCATAAAAAAAATGGATAAAAAATACAATATACTGCCTAACTTAGTTAAATTTTGCACAAAAGGTAGAATTTTTGGATTAAATGTCGCTTTTTTTGATATAGAAACTGATGATCCTGATCAGTTTTATTTTAATCCGTTTAACATTGATGCGGTCAAACCCGGTTCATATCGGGGTATCGTGCAAGTTGATCCGCAATGGATTGTCGGGCAATTGGGTATAGAAGGCGCTTCTTCACCTGACTCTATGTATTTCTATGAGCCGGAATGGTGGCTTGTTAGCGGTCGAAGAATTCATAGGTCGCACGTTATTGTTTATAGAAATGGAGAGTTACCCAATGTTTTAAAGCCTTCTTATTTCTACGGCAGTGTGTCTATTCCACAAAAAATATATCAACGTGTTTATTGTGCTGAGAGAACGGCAAACGAAGCCCCACTACTTTGCTTAACGAAACGAACAAAGATTTATAAAACCGATATGAGCAAAGTTATGAGCCAACAACAACAAGTTGAGCAAAAAATACAAAACCAAGTGGAGTATCAAAATAACTACGGGGTGCAGGTTGTCGATACAGAAGACGAAGTGCAACAATTAGATACTGCTTTATCTGATTTAGATGCGGTTATCATGACACAATATCAGTTGGTCGCCTCAGCTGCCGAAGTTCCGGCTACTAAACTATTGGGCAATCAACCGAAAGGTTTTAATTCAACGGGTCAATATGAGGAATCAAGTTATCACGAAATGCTGGAAAGTCTCCAAACCCACAATCTTACCCCGTTGTTAAATAGACACTATGAAATTTTGATTAAATCACACATTTTGCCTAGATTTTCTATTGATGAATTTGAAGTTGACGTTAATTGGGTTCCGTTGGATGCTTTGACGGAAGAAGAACAAGCAAATATAAACAAAACACAATCTGAAATTGATGAAACTTATTTCAGAATAGGAGCATTTTCCAATGAAGAAATACGCAATAAAACTATTTCTAATCCGACAAGCGGCTTTAATGGCATGTTTGAAAAAGATGAATCCGAAAATGATGAATATGACGATGAAAATATTAAAGCGTGGCTTAATAATATTAAAAACACTTGAATTTAAAATAATCAGAAAAATAGCTCAATATGAAAAGCAAACAATTAACCCCGAAGATAAGCCCTGAAAAGAAAAAATGGGCCGAAAATAGGGATGTGTATTTAAATGGTTATCCGCTTGCGTACAATGTCGGATTACAAGAAAAATATAATCGAACATTGCAAAAAATGCTAAAGCTCATGACGAGGGTCACGAAAGAAAAATTGATTGCTTTATTTAGAAGTGACTTAGGAAAACAATACTTTAAAGATCAGAAAGCATTGGCGGCGGCTATGGATGCGAGCCTATCTAGTCAAGCTAGAATATTATTAAATGCATTAATTAAACAATTTACAACAATTTTTGATACTCATGCGTTAGATATTGCAGCACAAATGGTACAACAGCAAGATGATTATAGTGGAAGATCTTTAGCTAATAGTATTAAACAATTAACAGGCGGTTTTGAATTACAAGCAGATTTTATACCGGCATCGTTAAAAGAAGTAATAAAGGCGTCAATCTCTGAAAATGTATATTTAATTCAATCAATACCAGAAAAATATTTTACTGATATAACAGGATCAGTAATGCGCTCTATTACGGGTGGTGGTGGTGTCAAACAGCTTATAAAAGATTTAAATAAATACACCAACCAATCAAAAAGACGTGTTAAAAATCTCGCGCTAGATCAAACCAGAAAGGCTTACAATTCTATCAATAGGCAACGTATGATGGCAGCCGGATATACAAAATTTAAATGGCTACATAGCGGTGGCGGCCAACAACCGCGGAAAGATCATATAAAAATGCATGGTAATGTTTATAGTTTTGATGATCCCCCTATTATTGACAAAAATACGGGTGAGCGTGGTTTTCCGGGTCAAGCTATTAATTGCGGTTGCACAATGCAGCCTGTTTATGAATTTCCCAAGGGATATGATTTTGATGAATAAAACTTAATCCTCTTAATTTCTTAAGAGGATTGAGCTGATTTTAGTTTAAGGTATCTTATGAGATAAGATAGTTTATTTTCACCTAATCATTTTTTAATGTCAACAAATTTTTTTAAATTTTTGTAGTATAAATTATACAGCCATGGTATAATTAATGATTATGAGTGAAAAATTCACAATGGACCAGATCGAAAGTGCTCGAAAAATGGACACAAACGGCTGGATTGAAATCAAAGGTAATCCAATTACTAAGGTTGGCGTTTTTCCTTATCTTGGTTCTAGCCTTGGTTCAGAATTTGAACAAGACAAAATTTATATGGTCTATCGTCCTGAGGAAGAATTAAAGGATCCAGAAACAATTAATTCTTTTAAACTCTTACCCTGGACCGATGATCATCCTCAAAAATTGCTCGGAAATCCTCAAGACGGCAATGAAGATCCGCTTCTAAAAGGGGTTGCTGGAGTAACTGGAGAAGACGTGTATTTTGAGGATGGATATTTAAAATCGAATATCAAAACTTTTTCCCACGATTTGTCAGAGAAAATCAAGCAGGGAAAAAAAGAACTTTCAGCAGGCTATAAATTTGTACCATTAATGCAAAAAGGTGTGTACAAAGGTATAGATTATGCTATTGTGCAAACTAACATAAGGGGTAATCACCTTAGCTTAGTTGACTCGGGGCGCTCCGGCGCTGATGTAAGTGTATTAGATAAATCCGACAAAGAGGACAAAGATATGCCTGATTTAGAAAAAGCAATTGAAGAAGATGTTAGTTTAAGCGATATCGTTAAAAAACTAGCTGAACTTTCAGAAACGATGGCCGATGTAAAAGATCGCATGGACAAGTACGATGCAAAAGATCAAGACGGTGACGAAGATAAGGATGAGGATGAAGATCAACAAGTTCATGTTGATATCGATTCTCACAAAGATGAAGACGAAGACGAAGAAATGCCGGAAAAAGACGTTGAAGATGAAGATCAAAAACAAAAAGACGTTAAAATGGGCTCTTTGAAAAAAGAATTATTCGCAGAATTTGCAAAACGTGAAAAACTTGTTAAATCGCTAACCGGCATGATCGGCGTATTTGATGCAAGTGATATGACTGCTTCTCAAGTTGCTTCATACGGTATTAAAAAATTAGGTTTAAATTGTAAAAAGGGTCAAGAGCAAGTAGTGTTAGATGCTTATCTTGCCGGCCAACGTTCAATTAAAAAATCTATTCAATCGGTCGCGTTAGATCAAAGTGATTATACACATAGTTCTAGCACACCTGATTTTGTTTCTTTTATTAATAACGGGGGTGAATTATAATGCCTTTTCAATCTACAGTTAACTTTCAAACTGCCGCAGGTTTTCCGGGTGATTTATATGATGATGGCCCAAAAAGAGCACAGACCTACGTGTTAAATGCAAATGATCCTGCAAATAACATTATTGGCTCTACTTTTTACACGGTTATACCCGGTAGTGAAGTAGTTTATAACACTGGCGTTTCTGCAAACATTCAAAACGTGCAGGAAGGCGGCACAGGTGCTTTTGCAGGCCTTTTAGTAAATTCTAAAGTATATGCGTTACAAGGCACAGCTGCTGGTACTTTACAGCCTACTTTGACTTTACCTAACGGCACAGTCGCAGAGATTGCTACAATGGGCACGTTTTTTGTAACGTTACCGAACACTGCCGCTGTTGGTGATGTGGTTATATATGACTTAGTCACTGGACAAATTGCAAGTATACCGTTAAACGATCCATTGCCGCTTGGTTTTGCATTCGCTCAAGCGTTTGTATCGTATAACGATGTGACGACTCCGGGTTTAGCGTTAATCACTTTGACGCCATCTCAGAATCAATACTAGCAACGTTAACTTTATTTATTAAGAGGTTTAAAAAATGGCTACTATTTCTACAGTACACAATGATATTTCTGCTAGAGCCTGTACTCGCCGGGAATCTTTAACTGGTGTGCACAATCAAAAAGCTAAACAAGAATTTGTAAGTAAATTCAAGTCTGCTTTTGATGCAAATCCTGCATTAGCGACTGATCATTTGAAAAAAATGGGTATTGATGTTTCTCGTTATGTTTCTGCAATGGATGAATTGCAAGGAAGCGTTACAACTGCAAGTATTGGTACCCCTATCCAGTTTTTGCAAGCTTGGTTGCCTGGATTCGTATATATTAAAACGGCAGCAAGAAAAATTGACAGCTTGATTGGTATGCGCACGGTAGGACAATGGTCCGACGAAGAAGTTGTACAAGGAGCTTTAGAAAGATCCGGGTCAGCCCGTCAGTACGGCGATTATACCAATATCCCGTTTACAAGCTGGAACACCAACTTTGAAAGAGCAACTGTTGTTCGCTTTGAACAAGGCTTGAAAGTCGGTTCTTTAGAAGAAGCTAGAGCAGCTGAAATGCAACTCAACGTTGCAAATGCTAAACGTGAAGCAGCATCTTTAGAACTGGAAATCTCAAGAAATTTGGTCGGTTTTTACGGTTTTAATAGCGGTTTAAATCTCACCTACGGTTTCC